CTAAGTGATAGTTTTTAATCAGTTTTTTGATATAATCAGCCGGAACATTGCCGTCGTGCCAATTTCCAGAATTATAAGCGTCTCCAGCTAATCCGATGAAGTTTACGTCGTTTGCTGTGCCGTCTTTGAATATCCTTCTGTTGAAAAATTTGACAACGGCAGTGATAGCGTATTCATCATTTCCGGCCTGACTGGGCGTAGGCGAGAAGCCCATTTCATAAAAACAAATGAACATTAGTTGGAAGCTGCTATATGAGCACGCAGCAGCGGATCCGTATTGTTCAACTAGCTCGAATTGCCTGCCTTTACAATATCGACCGCCTATATCATAAGCAGCTTCGTGTTTTGGCTTGTTGTTCTTTCCGCCAGATGATTCATTCAGACTGAACGCTCCTAGAAAAACCTGGGGATCGACTGGTTCAAGCGTGTCATCAACAACAAAAACTTGAGGGAACTTTAAGTATACGGCGTTTCTTTTAATCAACTTTACTAATTCGGGCATTATAAGCTGAGACATAACTACCTCATTCGCCAAACATTTCGTCCGTCTCTTTCTTGGGCTTGCCATCTCCGAATCCAATTTCTGATAGATCTTCTATACTGAGATCATCTGATTCTTCGATTTTCATCCTTCGATAATCTATCTTGCAACCAATTTCTAGACGAGCCTGTCCGCTTCTGTTTTTACCGACATATAATCGGAGTTTATTTCTTGTGAATTCTTCCTTCGTCTGTCTAGCTACAAGCACGAAATCCGCGATCATAGCTTTCTCCCATGATTCAGATAAATTAGAGATATCTGACTCGGTCTTATCATATCCCGCGCGGTTAATCTGGGAGGCTGTCCAAACCGGGCACCCAAACTCAGCTGCCAGAGCCTTCAATTGACGGTAGATAAGACCAAGGTCGGATCTGCGTTCAGCATTCTTTACAGACGACTTCATTAAGTCAGCATAATCCACTATAATCAGGTCTGGCTTCTTACCACTAGACATAATCTTGCGTTTGATATAGAGGGAGAGCATGTCCTTAGTAAGGCATTCAGGCGGAAACTCTTTCAATAACAAATGACTTTTGGGATTTGCCTCTATAAATTTTGTTACGTAACTATTGATGACGTCCGTCGGACTGTTGATAATATCAATAATCGGTTTGCCTGATACAAGGCAATCGTATCTGGTCATAACTTCACTGGCTGTCATTTCAAGAGTAAAATGAAACACTGTTTTGCCTTGTAGTAGAGCCGCGTGACCGATATTGACTAAGAACAGCGATTTGCCGAAGCCTGGAGGAGCAGCAATGAAATAGAGTTTGTTCGGATATGCACCGCCAACACAAATATCATTAATCCTGTCTGAGAACGTCTTTATGATTTTGTGCGCGTTGACTAGTGTGCGATCCCGTTCTCTCTGAGCTACGTCATCTAGTTCCATCTCACCAAAGTCGGCCTCGAATGTTAGATCGTCAAGAAGTTTATAGATGTCAGACTTTATTACAGCGAGATCTTTCTCGTCCATGATACCGAGACTCATATTAGCATCGGCATTCTTGACAGAGGCTACGATATGCTGAGCATTTTTGAGAAGGACAAAGCTTTCTAATTTTTCAATGAAATACTTGATGCAAGACATCTCATTTACTTCATTGGCTTCTCTGCGGACCATGCCCTTCTCAATTATCTTTTCTAGCTTCTTGCCCCTAAACTTTTCAATGATATAGAACTTGTCTTTGTTGGTTAAACGATCTTTGATGGCTTCTACAAATTCATCTTGCAATTCTGTATCGGCTAAAACTGGCTCGTCAAAGAAACGGAACTTTATGGCTTTTTCAAAAATGAATAGATTATACTCGTTTATAGATTCTAATAGAACGTTGACCAAATTGATGGTCATATCGTTACTAATAGTGATGTATTTTGTGATCAAGTCTTCACCTCAAATAAATATTGGCAGGCTCGGAACGTTCTCGTTGATCCGATTTAATCTCCATGATAGGGGAGAACCTGCCATATTGCTAGTCTTTCAAGAAAGCTACTGCCAAACACGCGCCTCTAGACATGTTGATGAAAAAAGGAAATCCGTCTTTTGTTCTGCCGTTGATCACTAAATTGGCGCTATTCGGAGTATCCTTTAGGTTGAGGGTTGTGTCGTCCTGTAAGTCTTCGATTACAACGGTCTTGTCTGGTTCGAATACGTTTGTGATTTTTATTTTCATCGTATTCTCCTTTCGTGTTTACGTCTTTGCGACGTAATTGTTAGAACGGAATATCTTCGTCTAAGGAAACATCATTGAAAGCAGGCTTCCCAGCGCCTGAAGCCATCGCTCCCTGGTCGGGCGCATCTGCCGCGCCAGCAGCCGGAGCTCTGTGTGTAGAGCGACTGGCAGGATCTTCACCTGTTGCTTTTCCAGCAGCCTTGAGAGCTCTGTTTTCCTCGTAGATACGAGCATTTTCCTGCATGAAAGCCCAGGTGAAATGTGGCATCGTATTGACGATCCAGTAAGCCTCTTCCTCGGTGAGGGCAAAGGAAACTGAAGCGCTTTTGAGTGAGGAATAGAGCGTGACGATAATCGTGTGGGCGAAGTTGTAAGGAGACTTTGCGTCGTCCTTGCCCTTATTCTCAACCCTCTTCAAGAAGAGGCTTGACTTCTTCTTCTCACCATTCACTTCAAAATAGTGATCGATGGCATATCCGTCAGCAGGAACTGCTTTGCCTGCGTTGAGGATATTTTCTACGAACCGCTTGATTCGCAGACATTCTGTGTAGCCGAAAACCATGGAAAGCTTAAGGTCGTAATCGAACCTCTTTTCCACCGGGTTTCCATCAGGTCCCTTGAGCTGAGGTGCACATTCAATTTTGAACTTCGTTACGTCTTTGTAGGATCCAAGTTCGAATCTGAGACACGAGGTCTTGTGGTAAAATGTTTCTGAAACAATCGTCTTCGGTGTAGCCATTGTTATTCTCCTTCTGGGTGTAGGTCTTTGTATTTACGACCACGTATGGTTAATTGTACAACGGATTGCGTATCGTCCAACGACGGTACCTTAATTATGTAGCCGTTCACGTAAATGCCGATTGGAATCTCTACTTTCTCCTCTCCCTTTTTAACCACTTTTCGTAACATTTGTAGACTCCAATACTATATCTATCTTGCTTTTCTTTATCTCGAATACTTTGGATCTCATTTTATCCAAATACTTGTTTCCTCTGTCTTTGTGTTTGGCCTTGTAGTATCTCTTGTCTGTTTTTACCTCTCTGTCTACGTCTTTTAGAAGAGCATGCGCAAACGGAAACACTTCGATCGCTATTCCTTGAAGCTTAAGTCCTGTTTTGTGCACTTCGACTATGTCTATAAGATACAATTCTTGAGCATGCAGCTTGCTGTTGAATTGAAACACTTTCTGCAGTTTTGTGTCGTCGATCTTTTGAGTTAAAGTCATTGCTGTGATTGAATCGCATAGCATTATTTGCGCCGCATAAGCATTGCGGCATTTGATGGCTAAGAAATTCTTCACATGCTTGTTGAAACTATGCAGCGAAGCATTCTTGAATTCTTTTACATACTCGAAGTTGACAACTCTTTTATCTCCGGGTTGTAATTCGCTTATTTTTACGAATGATAATTCTTCGTCCTTCTCTACGAGGATTTCTGTGTCGTCAGTAAATAGGGCTGTAAGTCCTAATTCGTCTGTGATAGCGTACATGTCTCTGTAGCCAACACTTTGCATAGATTTTACATAGAGAGGAGTATGACGAGAGCTTAAGAGGGCTTCAGACGCTAATCTAGTATCAACTCTCTTGCCTTGTTTAAAGTGGTCCTCTTGTAAATTATAGAAATACTTATGAATATACTTCGCAACTTCTGTCGTTCTATATCTCGGCCCACCCCATCGAGCAGCATAGACAGATATAGTGTGCAGAAAGCTGAGAGGATGAACCATTAAAGCAGCCCTGTCCGGCCAACAACTTTCCCGCCTTGCTTGGCTGTTGCTTTTCCTGTCGACTGGCCACCGACAATTCCCTGAGGGCCGCCCTGCTTATTGCTGTATTTTCTATAGGCTTTAGCTTTAATGCTGTTGTTCATGTTAATGCCGCCGGCAAAGTTTATGACTTGATCCTTCTTGTAGATTTTCTGGCCGCACAAGCATCTGCCGATGTCGTCTTCGTCATAAAGCTCTCTGTATTCGCTGAAAGTAAATATCGTCTCTTCTGATTTCTTGCATTTTGGGCATTTGAATTCGTAAATAGGCATTACCATCTCTCCATTTCATTCATGTTTTGACCCTTATAAAGTTTGTAACTAAAGTTGGGTCGCAGTAACGTTTGTACATCTGTTTTGAAAACTTCATTCTGAATTAGTGTGGCTCCCTCTGCAATTATGTCTGGAACAGTGGCGAACACGCCAAATTCTACTTTGGCTGCATCAAGATGTTCATTCGGCACATTAAAGACAGCGGCGTCGACATTAAGGATACATTGCTTTATTTTCAGCTGTCTCGTATTTGCCAAGAATCTAAAGCAGTTCAATACCATAAGATCTGCAGTAGTAGATTGGAATGGAAAATTGTGAGCGCTTAAGAACGACTTCCATAGGTTGTCTTTAGTAAGATCGTCCTCACTGAATCTCCGCTTTCTGAAGGATGTCGAGAAAACGCAAGCATTCTTTTCAAGGTAATCCTTCAGGTTGTTCTTATATTCTAACATCTTTCCATACTTATTATAGAATGCTACCTTATAGCTCTTCACATCTTCAACTCGCACACCTGCTTCGTTTGCAATAGTCGAATCGCCGGCCAGATTTAGCATGCTTAGAACAAACAGCTTAGCAATGTTTCTTTCCTTTTCGCCTATTTCTCCGCTAAATAGTTCTTTTGCGAACCGCATGTAGAAGTCGCCATGTTCATTTAGATCGTTTATCATGTTTTCGTCTTGAACAATTAAAGCGGCTGATCTTAAATCGGCAGAGTCTAGATCAAGGTATACTAATGTATGCTCTGGATCGGCTTTAAAATGCACAGAACATTTTGAGCCAATTTTCATTCCGTTGAGGAAGGGTTTTCCGTAGTATAGTCGACCTGAAGTAGCCGAAAATACGAACAATTCAGGGTGCAACTTGCCGTCGCTTGAATCTTGGCACTTCTTTAAGGTGGGCTTTACAATGTTGTCTAGTTCCCATCCAGAACAAGCAGTTGATCCCTTTGCTAGTCCTTCGCAGTCAACAGTTATTCCATTCCATTCGCTTTCAAGCTTGACAGCCATTATTCTAGGGACTACTCTAGATGTGAATTTGGCAGCAATTGGGTCGAGCATAAGTTCTTCGTGCAACAATTCTGTAAGGGCATGTTCTCCAGCCGCATCGATAGCAGCATAAACTAAACTATTTGTGGCAGCTTCCATTATCTGTTCTATTGTATACGTTTTGTAGTTTTC